CTTTACAGTTTTGGACATCTTTACTCCCAGTTGAGTTTTCTTTCCAGAAAAACCTTGTCCAACAATTTGGCCTGCCCTACCTCTCATAGAGCACATAAGTAAATTATTATACTCCAAATCATAATGTATGATTGATGCTACCTGATCACCTACATCATTTACTTCACATAAAATATATGAATTATTATAGTTTTTTGCTACATCTACAATAATGCTAGGAAAAAGCATTGGTTTAATTTCATTATTTCTATATTTTGCTACAACCTTATGTGGAAATGAAGTTATGTCTACAACAGTAAAGGCAGAATAATCATTACCAACGCCTCTTGCAACATCTACTGTTGCCAAGTAATCATGATTTTCTATTGGATCTTCATAAACATCCAATCCCCCACTACTTTGTTTTGGACTGTCGTAAACAAGACTCCTTAATTTGGAAGGTGCAATAAGAGTATCTACTGACCCTAAAAATTCACATTCAAACTCAACTTTAAACTGTTGCTCAGATGTGTTGGCAATTGTTTGTTTCTTCCATTCTTCGTCGCGACCAGGAACTTCACTCCAGTGAACATCAGTATAAACATATTCATTTTTTCCTTTCTCTGCATCGTGCCACATTCGGTAGAAATGATTCATACCGTGTGGTGTAGATACAATAATTACTTTTGTATTTTTACCAGAAGTAATCGTTGGATATACTGATGCAAAGAAAGAATCTGCAATGTGGTTTGGAACGAACGCAAATTCGTCCAAAAATAGAATATTGAATGACATACCACGAACTGCAGAAGCAGAAGTAGAAGCAGCCAAGATCTTACTTCCGTTTTCAAGTTCCAACGAACCTTTGTTCCAAGAGACAATTCCTTGTTGCATCCATTTTGGTAAGTTTTCATATGCAGTTTGCAGGCGGTCTAATAGTTCTCTTGCAGTTGCTGCTTTGTTTGCCAGAATACCAATATTTACATTATCATTAAAAACCGCATAGTGCAGCAAAAAAGATACCACAGTGGTAGACTTACCAGTCTGTCGTGGCATCTTGCAGATATTAAATCTATGTCTATGAAAATTATTGATTAATCTTTCTTGAAAATGATACGGTTTAAAGGTCTGTAGACCGTGATCAAGAGTTACGATTTTTACATAATTATTTGCAAAGTAAACAGGATCATCTTTACACTTAACAAATTCTATAATTTGCTCTTGTGTAAATTCAATAGGAGTATTTGCTTTTTTTAGTAGTGGATTACCAAGATATACATCATTAGACATAACAAAAATCTCCTATTAATTGCAGTTCCAACGACGCAATGCTTTATTGATTCTTGAATCAGGATCTCTTGCAGTCTTATCTGATGTGAGTTTGGATTTCATACCCTTCATACGACGACAAAATGATTTACGACGATCTGCTCTTTTTCCTGTTGGATTTTTTTCAGTTACTGCAGTTTGAAGTTTAGAACCAGGATTTTCTCTTCGGTAAGCATTGACCGCTTTTTGACTCAGACCATCTGTTTTATCTTGACGATTAACCTTCTGCCAATCCTCATCAACTTCAACTTCTTCTCCCATAGGTTTTACATAATTTTTATTTGGACCTGGTTTTGCAAAACTACCTCCTTGAGGACCAAATGCTTGAATTAGTGGTTGTCCAGGTTGAATTTCGGAAACAGAATGATAAACTACATTTGATCCAGGATAAACCTTTTGCAACTCATCATTAATTTCCTGACGAGTTGGAAGTTTAATTTGTGGAAAGAACATCTTAATTCCATAATATTTTCCTCTCCACATAAGAGTTACTGCAACCACATTACCAGTTTGTGATTGCATTCTAATTGCCTCATCTACCTGAGATTTAAATCCTTTAATTGGTTTTGGTTGAATTAAATCAATAACCTCAGCAAAAGTATTTCCATCAGCATCCTCAAGAGTTACATCTTCTGCTTTTACGCAACGATTATATTTTTTGCCAAAAAGTTCTTGAGTTCCTTTCTTTTTATATCCAGGCCAACACTTCATTTCATCTACTTTATGTTCACCACTATCAATATAATCTGCTACTGAGTCGAGATAATCTGCTGCTTTAGTAATTTTTGACTGAACCCATGCTTCAATATTTCCTTCTCCTTTCATTTTCTTTTTCAATCTTTTTACTGCATTATCAATGGTAGAAAGTTCAGATCTTGCCATAGAATGCTCATGATCTTTTTCTTCTTTATTAATCATATCTTTTAATTTGGTAGGAATAGAATACATGTCCCAATATTTTGTCCCGTATTGGCATTCACTTCTTAACTCTTCTTTTTTGCACTTAGGGCAATATCTTTTTTCGTAATCGACATGCATATTGCGAACTGGTGGCATATGGACTGGTTGATCAACATCTGCTAATGATGCATCTCCTACTTCTTCACTTTTAGTTCCCCAATTTGCAGCACCAACTTTACGGCATTTGACAAGTGCTCCAGAAGCATATGCACTTGGCCAAACATCATATCTTGATTTTACTTTATGGTAGCAAGCATCTTTTTTGCCACTACCTTTCCCAGGTCTATCTTTTTGCGCTTCGTTGATTTCCATTTCTTCTTTAATACCTGGTTCTGCTTTTATATAGTTAGGATCCTTTTTTCCTTTAGCAAAAGTCTTAACCATAGTCGGTTTTGCAGCACCTGACTTTTGTTGTTGCCCTGGATCCTCTTGACGCTTACGACGAACTGCTGATCTAATTAATGCTTCTCCTTTCTCTCCCCTTCTTTTTAATGAAGAAAGTCTTGCACTACTAAAACACTTTGGAGTCTTGGTTTCTCCGGGTTCATTTGCACATGGAGAACCATCTGCTTGAACCCATCCAGGTTTTCCGTCTTTAGATTTTGAACCCTTAAACCAGTGGTGAAGAGTGCCTTCTTTTAAATTTTTAATCCAATCATCGGGAGTTTTATCGTGCTTATCTACAAAAGCATAATGAAGTTGTTTTGCAGTCATATCATGCTTTTTCATAATACGACGCATTAGTTTATCTATAGAATCATAAGAAATATCATTTAACTTTTTAAGACCGCTCTCAAGTTCTTTAACTGCTTCTTCCTCACAACCACAATGCTCCTTTATTTCTTTTTTTGCATCTGCCTCCATTTTTTTCAAACGAGTATAATAATCTGGAATTTCTCCTAAATGCTGCAATGCAATATCAGTTGCAAGATCTTTATCTTTTGTATGTTCATGCTCAATTGGAATTCCCATTTCAAGTTGTTTTTTTATGAATGAAATATCAACACCATGTTTTGACGCAATGTCTTCAACTGATTTATGGGACTTTATTTTGTGCATTTCATTAAAAGGTGATTTTGATTTGGTCTGTTCGCCTTTTGATCTTTTCTTGCGAGCAGCACAATGTGCGCGTTGAGAAAATCCTTTTGGACTATCACAATCTATGGATCTTTTGTATTGATTAGACCAAACCATTTAAAGATATTATTTTCTCTTTATTATTTATTCTTTGGTTGTTTCTTCTATACCAATACCCTGCTGCTTCAATAATTTTGACAATTCTGCAGTGGACCCAACAAAAAGTGCATTATTGACTGTTGTTGGTCCTTTCGCTTGCTTCTCTTCTTCAACATCTTTAAGTGTTTTTTGCAAAGATAAAAGTTTTTCTGCAATCTCTCCTGTATTTTTAATGAGTTGTCCTGCAACTTCATAAGCCCTGGGCATCTCACTTTCCTGGGCAAGTTCAAGAATTCCATTTATTGCTTCTTGACCTTTTTCTATGAGAGAGTACAAATTACCTCTCGCATATTCATAATCTTTTTTAATATCATTTGCAGTTGTTTCTAAAGTTTCTATTTTTTTGTCAATAGATTCTTTTTCTAATGGAACAACCTCAGCATCAACATTAAAAGTTTCATTCAATTTGTCAAACTTTTTGGTCATTTTCATATCTCATCAAAAAGTAGAACCACTAAACCCAAAGTCATCACCCATTTCTACCAAATCATTATCTTGTGATGTAATTGATTTAACTTCAGCACCAGATAAATGTGAAGTTATTGTTGTATTATCCTTTCCTCTTTGTACTGTTAAATTATTTCCAGATTTAGACTCAACATACAATTCTTCCCCTTCAAGATCAAGATAAGTATTTACTGAGATTGAAGATGCATCATTAACTTGAATAATAGTATCTGTTGTTGATATATCCTTTGCAAGATTAGTCAAGACAATTCCAGTATAATTCTTAATTGCTCTTGGTTCTACAGAATATACCACCTCTCTTCCAGCAGTTGTAGAAGAATCTCCAGTAAGATATCCAATAGATACCTTTTTGATTGTATCTTTTGTCGCAGAAGATATTGGACCAAATAGATAAACTTTAGCTGTAAATCTAAGAGTATAAATCAATACTCTTCTGGTAGTAAAATCTCCTTCATAATCATCTTGCATTGTTATGTTTTCCAGAACAACTGGAATGTCTCTTTTTTCATTAATTAAATCGACCAGTTCTACTGTCATAGTATATGCTGGTTGAAAATATGGTAAAATTTGTTCAACGATCTGAAGAGCGTCATCATTTAACTTTGACATTATACTTAATTCAAATTGCATGTTATAAGGAACAGGCAAATATGATTTTATTACTTCTTTCCCATCTACAACTGATTTTGATGTGAATGTTTGTGTTGTAGTTGATTTTCTTGTTGGATCATAAGTTATTCCTGTAAATTCAAATGACATTCTTGGTAATGTAATTTGAACAGGTCTATTTAAATCTGGAGATTGGTTCAATCTTGCCAAAAACTTTTGTGTAGGACCATATGCAAGGGGAACTTTAATGACACTTACAGTTTGATCGTTGTCATTCTTATGCTTGATTTTTATGTCATTAAATAATGATCCAAATG